AAAGACGGTTAAACGCGTCGTTAAAAAGAAGGCTGCGGAATAGACGGTGTACTCTTATTTTTAATAAAAATAACACCACCTGTAATTAATGCTATAAATAATATTAAATAGCGAAACGGGTACTTTTTCTTTTTTTCAGTTTCCATTTTTTCTATATCTTTCTTATCTGGAAGTTTTTTAACATTTACGTTGAGATCTTCTATCTTCCCGATAAGTTTATGCAATGCTTCTAAAATTTGGAGTTCTCGATCTGTTGGTTTTTCTTTGACGTCTATTGTCGTCACTTCTAAGGTCATATACCATTCTGAATCTGGTTGCATAAGTTTATAATCATTATCACCTTGAGATTCATAAAGTCTAAAATTAAGTTTTTGTATAGATATAGGATTAAAAAGATTTGTTTTTCTATGAAAACTACGCCATTGTTTATCTCTAAGAATAAAACTATTACTACCAGTAAAACTTCTTTCGAGTGGTATTCGAGCTAAAATCTGACCATTACGTTCATTTAATAACTGACCACTTCTAGGTATATCATCACAAACTACATCGATATATTTAGCAACGTTTGTGTCTCCAGCATTATTTGCACCAACTTGTGTAGCATAAAAATCAACCGGTTTTATACCTACAACCTGAGAAATTTCTTCTACATGTAAATTGGATTCCAGACTAAGATTTACTGAAAACGTGTTATTGTTCCCATTTACAAATTGAGAATCAATCATTATATATTGAACCTTTTTAGGTAAGTCCTGGAGTGAAACCATCTTGTAATTAGTATATAAAAAAATAAACACAAATATTAACAGTAATGTACACATTTTATTCAAGTGTATGCAATTTACTAGGGCCCAAACAAAAACCACCCGTAGATGTATCAAAATCTACAAATTTACAACAAACAAATACAACTATAAACCCCCGTGAAAATGATTATATTATATCTAAAAATGAAGCTAATGAAACTATCATTTTAGAGGTTTCAAAGAAACCTAAGTTTAGATATAGTCTATATTAAATCATAAAAAAATGAAATGGACGATTACATTGCCTTACACACGTACGACTACAAACTCTCGTTTTGTCAAGCGACAAACGACCTCCCGGGAGACATGCAAAGACTTGTATGGGAAAAACTTAATGCATATGAATCGCAAAATCGCGAGTGTCCGGGGGCGCCTCGGCGAAACAAACAAAGTTCGCGCTTCTCACCCGAACGACTCGGAACCCTGGTCAGAAAATGGAGAGAAAAATGGGGGGAACCAGACAGTTTCTAAAAAGCGTAAATCGAGACCAACTGTTGTATCGATAATGAATGGGGGACAACATGGGTATACATTGATAAACGATAATTGCGATTTGGATTTTGATGACGTAAAAAAACGTATTGATTCTATTGCCAAAAATGGTATCGATAAATGTGAAATTTCAGCGACTATGGATAATGTTTTGTCTATAATTTTGGGTGGGGGTCAAGGTACGCGATTATACCCTTTAACTGAGAAACGTGCCAAACCAGCGGTACCACTCGGGGCAAACTATCGTTTGATTGATATACCCGTGTCTAATTGTATTAATAGTGATATTAATAAGATTTATTGCTTAACACAATTTAATTCCGCGTCTCTCAATAGACATATTTCAAGGGCGTATAACAGTATAGGATCTCATTATAAATCAGGGTTTGTTGAGGTTTTAGCTGCGCAACAGTCTCAAGATAATAAGACATGGTTTCAAGGTACTGCAGATGCTGTTAGACAATACCAATGGCTTTTTAATGATTCTGGATGTGATGAGTATCTTATTTTATCCGGAGATCACTTATACAGAATGGATTATAAGAGGCTTATTATGCACCATCGTCGAACTTGTGCGGATATTACAGTTTCAGCAATTCCTGTGGATGGGGATAGAGCGAAATCATTTGGTTTAATGAAGATTGATATAAATGGAAGGGTAATAGATTTTGCAGAAAAACCAAAGGGTGAAGAATTGTTACGAATGGCAGTTTATGATGAACCAGAACCTTATATTGCATCTATGGGCGTTTATGTTTTTTCTGCTAAGATTATGAAAGATTTATTAACTATTTACTGTGAAGATAAAATGGATTTTGGTGGAGAAATTATACCACACGCTACGAGTATGGGTATGCATGTTCAATCTTATATTCACGATGATTACTGGGAAGATATAGGTACAATTAAATCATTTTACAATGCAAATTTACAGTGTAATGAGGATGATTCACCATTTTCATTTTATGATGTTGATGCACCTATATATACTTCTTTGAGGTTTTTACCACCTACAAAAATGTTAGGTTCTCAGGTATTAAAAAGTACTATTGGTGATGGATGTTATATTCATAAATCAAAAATTAAAAATTCTGTAGTTGGGTTACGATCTTCCATCTCAGAAAATTGTATAATTGAGGATACGTTATTATTGGGTGCGGATTATTATGAAAATGAAGAAGAATGTAGATTAAAAGATGAATGTTTTATGCCTATAGGTGTTGGTCAGGGAACTACCATAAGGAATGCTATAGTTGATAAGAATGCACGCATAGGAAATCGATGTTACATAACTAATTCAAAAAATGTAGAAGAAGATTTATCTAATGAAAAACGTGGTTGGGTAATAAAGGATTATATAGTTATAATTTGTAAAGATGCAACTATCCCCGACGGGACTATAATCTAAGATAAAGAATTAAATATTTATATTAAATAAAATGAAATGTACATCTCATACCCGAACTTTAGTGTGTTTGGCACCTAAAAATCGTCGTAAGGTTGTGAAGTGCATGAGTGTAAAAAAACGTCCACCCCTCTCATCAATACACGAAGAAACAATAACACCAATTCATGATTCTCAATTAAAAAGTTCAAAACAATGGTTTAATAGAGAAAAAGAAATTCAACAACTTTATAATAATGAACCATATACGAATGATTTATATGAACGCATGCAATTACTTGCGCGCGAAGAATATAGTCAGGAAGATTTCAGACGTCAGACATACGATTCTTATTCACTTATTCTTTATCAACATCTTATTACAGAGTTAAATTTACAAAGACTTGAAATGAAATATGTATCTCTTTTTGGTGATAAATGGAGAACTAAAGATGAATTGTATAGAATTGAGCAACGTATAGATACATCAACAATTAGAATTGGGAGATTTAAAAGTAGAGAGCGTGCATTTAAGAAAAAATATTTTCAAGACGAAAACTATATTATTAAAGGTATAGATATATAATAATTAAATTGTAATGTTGAGTATAATAAATCCAAATACTAAAACTGTTAGAATATCGTGTCCTACTAAACGTAAAGAAGGTATAGCGGAATATGAACGTATAAAAGATAAAATTAAAAAATCAACTTTGCAATACGGTGCCGCCGTTTCAACCTATCATTTTATTTTTCATATGCCGGTTGATGGTGTTTCCGCAAGTTTAGGAACAGTCGCGTCTTATATTTATGTTAATTCATTATCTTCATATGTTGACAATATAGAAAGACTACCTGGTTTAAATAAACGGCTGCTCGTACCGACATGTCTCGCTTTAGCAGAATCCATGTGGAATACAGCAGATTTACCATTCGATTTTAATATGGGGGCAACATTGTTTGGATTTTTATCATATAAAGTAGCATTTTATCAAATCGTGGCCGAGGAAATACTGATGTACAGTGAAGACCTAAGTGATATAGACCAGTTATAATAAGTATAATAAAAAAATGTCTTCTCTCATTTACGAACTTACGAAACAAACTGTTACTCTCGAAAGACTCGATAAACTTGACGGTGTTTTTTCGAGTTTTAGAACTGATAAATTTGCATCGGGTACACCTTCTCAAGTATATGGTATTAGACCGAAACATAATTTTCCAAATGAATGTAATCCCAAAGACCTTAATCATATTGCATATGTTGGTATATCTGCATTTAATGATAAACTTCATATAATAGATTTTATGTATGAGGAGAAATATGAAAATAATGTTCGAATGGGTATTCTTGAACCATCTTTACGGATGTTGGAAAAAGATGAATTGGGTACAATTATTGTCCCGCGGCAAATTTCAAATGACTGGATCGAGTTTTGGATGAATTACTTTAAGAATGAATTTAATGACCAAAAAACTCTTTTACAATTTGTTGAAAAATATAATCTTCATGGGAGTGTTGATTGGACGGAACTTTACAACACATTCAGTGTAGATATGGACTTAAAACTTAGCAACTAATGTGTAATATAATACGATGAGTCTTACTTACGAACTTCTTAAAAACTGTACAACTATTGTCGAACTTTTCGATGTTAATGAACTTTTCTCCCAGTTAGTCGATGAAAAATGTAAAGTATATGGTTTACGCGCCGATTTCGGGTATCCGGAACATCTTATTCCTAAAAATACGTATAAATATATTGCCTATATTGGTATTTCTAATAGAATTAGGGAAACGTCATATGGACAAGCTCATTTCATTGAATTTTATTATGAACCTAATAATGTTGGTGTTTTAGAACACTTTTTTGACATGTATTTAGAAAGTGAGAAAAAAATTCTTCAAGAGTGTGAATATAAACAAGGTGAAGAGTTTACAGTCGAACTTTTCCCAAGAAAAATTACAGAAAAGAATCTTGCGTTTTGGAAACGGTATTTAGATAATGAATACGATGTTAATGACAGGATTTCTTTACGTGATTTCTTAGATGATTACGAACTTACGTATCAGATTAACGATGAAGTGTTATACGACTCTTTACCAGAAAACATTGATGATTTGGATAATGAAAGTGAATATAAATCAGAATCAGAATCCGAACTTGAGGAGGGTGAAATAAGAACCTAAGTGTAAATGTATACATAAATATACAATAAAAATGCGTCCAAATTGTATATACGAAAACTGTCTCTGTCGTCAAGGAAAAAACGGGTTTTGTGTAAAACACCGCGAAATTGGAGAAGCTGTAGAAGCCCTTTTACTTTTAAAAAACAAACCTAAGTTGTAATGAAACAAAATAAAAAAATAAGATATTAAAAATGGAAGCTCTTACCACGTTAATGCAAACTCTCGACCTCAATTCTAAGATAATTTCTGAAGGCGATTATCTTAAAATGTGTGATTCGATAAAAACGATTCATGATTATATTAAAAGTGAAACCGATTCTGAAAGTGATGGTGAAGAAGAATTTAGAATTCGTCGTGTTGATATACCTATACCCTTTTCACCGATTCCAAATCTTCCTCCATTAGGAGATAATCTTGAAGATCTTACGATATATGATACGGTAACACCTTCACAGTCGAGACGCGGTGATTATGTACACCCCGATTTACCAGATATACTGACACCCCCACCCGTTCACGAATCTTTACGAAACCGCGAATTAGAAGATGAACTTATGGAAGTAAATAGATCAATTCACGAAACATCAAAAAACATGGAAAAACTGAAATATAGACGAAATGTAACAAATATTGTTCGTCAAGAAGCTGTGAAACGACGCGCACGGGAACTCGGTATTCGTTTACCTCGGTATACGATTGGTTCACTTTTAGATGCAGGACACGATGTTGGTGATGCACGAATTTTCTTTAAAGAATACTTAGAAGACTATAACGATGATATCGATAGGAAATACAATGAATTAGAAGACGTGATGAGAGAACTTGAACAGGACAAAACGGCTATAATAGACGAACTTATAAACTTTTAATCAAATATTATTTTACACCATTTTTCGTTAATGTTACCAAAAGGTGAATACTCAAACAGTACATGTATTAACGCACCCGCTATAATTAAAACTCCAGCACCTTTATAAATATATTTTGTAAGGCCCATGAACAAAATTTGCAACATGAGACCTATGAAGAGAGCTTCCATCAGGACAGTCGTAAAAGGACGCATTTTTTTATATTACTATAGTATATAAAAAAATGGACTACCAAGGAATCGGAATGCTTTTAGCACTCGCACTTATCATGGGCGGACTTATCTACACCTTTACGACTAGATCCGCCGCGCCTAAAACTGCGCCAGCTCTTGAAATTAAAGAAGAATAAACTAATCTAAAAAATATTATTATCTTGTGATATATAAAATGATACTCGTATTAGCTATCATTCTATTTATCATATTTTTGATTTATAGTATAAAACCCGGGCGTGAAGAGTATACGCTCGAGGGTCTTAAACTTTCATGGAAAAATAAGGCGAGTATAGAAGGGGTTGTTACGAAATGGATCGTTACCCTGAAAGATTCGTCTGGGAACGTAATTCATACGTACGAAAATAATGAATCCAAAAACCTTAAAAACTTCACGGATGTGTCCATGAACATAGTAAACAAAAAAGAATTTGAATCGAGTATTATTGGTGACAATACACTCGAACTGTACTATAATGAAACTAAAGACAGTAATAAATTGTATACGAAAACTGTGACGTTTACAGAAGAAGATTTTGGAGGGGTTGAATTGGATATGAGTAAACTTGAGGAAATTGTACCAAATATTGATTGTGTAGGTAAATATATAAAAGTTAAAAAAGATAAAAATACCGAAGGCGCAGAGCGATTTGCGTGTGGACCAGAAGCTGACAGTGATAGACACTATTGTCAATTCTGGAAACACAAAATTGAAATAGAAAAAAGAGGAACGGGTAAAGCGTGTTCTCGTGCAGATAACTTCGTTATTAAAACTCAATGGCCTACAGAAACTACAGCTAGCAAGCGAATAGGTACGCCTTTTCAGAACGATCCAAATCCAAATACCGATGAAAATGTGTTAAACGATCCTCAACATTATAAAAACATATGGGACAGGGCACCTTCACGAATTACAGAAATTCCTCATCAAATCCCACGTGCGGCTCCCGGTGGGTGGTGTAATCACGCAACTGCGGTTCACCAAGACGTTCCGGGGTGTGGACGTATATGTTCTGATAGTAATACCGTTGGACGGAAAGATAAGGGTACATGGGGGTCATGGGATGCTTATCCGGGTAGTGTTGATTGTCCAGACGCCAAGTTAGACCAGGTATGGAAAAAGGAAGGGAATTCGAGAAAACTTGCTGTTGGTAAATATAGTGAATCAGAAGGACTTCCGGATGAAATTTATATGACAGGGGGTAAAGATGGGAAATATTGCGCGGTGGATGGTGACATTATTAAGTGTAACTACGTACCAAACTCCTTCGACAGTTTGGAAAAGTTTAAATTAACCAAGAATAGTGATGGTACATATTCATTTAAAGGGGGTAATAAATATTGCGCAGATGAAGATAACAGGATTAAATGTAATAGAGGTGGTATAGGGGGTTGGGAAAAGTTTAAAATTGGTAAATATAATAAAACAAGTTTATCTTTACGCGCGGGAAATTCTGGTGCACAACTTGACGGTGGGGGTAAAGTGTATTATATGGATAGACACAACATAAATTGTGGGAGTGATGCTTTAAATGGATTTGGACTTATTCGTCAACCAGGTGGGAGAACACAGTATAATTATTTGTGTCTTAAACCCGGGAATTTGACAAAACATGATAAGAGAACTGGTTCTAATTGGCAAGGGCATAATAATGGTAATGTGAATAGTGCACTATATTTAGATAGACATACTGTTGACTGTAGTGATAAACCTATTACACAATTTAGGTTACATAGAGATGGTACCAAAAAAGTTTACTATAAATATAAATGTGGGAATGTATCAACGCAAAATAATGCGTGTCGTAATACTTCGACACCTTGGAATCAGGAATCTGACAATGTACATTATTTAGATAGACACTATGCTAAATGTAATCCAGATGAGTATATGACAAAATTTCGACTTGGACGGGATGGAAAAGGTAAATTTAGGTACGAGTTTAGATGTTGTAAAAAGAATTAAAATCATAAATCAAAATAAAAATATACACTACTAATAAAAGAAATGGCAAAAGCAGTTATTGCACTCGGACTACTTGCTTTATTAGTTGTAATTATTGTCGGTATAGCTTTGGCCGTTTACTTTACAACTAAAAAAAGTAGTGAAGAAACCCCAGACAAAAAACCCGAACTTACGTTTGATCTAGATGCTAAGAAAACAATCAATCCACAGGAGGAAGATAATGGTAACCAGGAAGGGTACGCCATAGAATATGCAGGTGGTGAATTTATAGACCTTACGTTATCGTGGAATAACGGTCAAGGTTTTGAAGGTGTTGTAAACAAACTTATATTTACACGATACGTTGGTGGTACAAAGATCCAGGATGATAAAGAGACAGATAAAGCTGATGAAATATCCGATAACGGGTCTGGTTCCGTTACATTTTCAGGTAACGATGTTTATGACGGTGTTGACACAAAGGGTATAAATGTAATTAAAGCGTATTATAATGAGATGAAACCAGAAAATTTGTTAGCAACTGCCGAAGTTGAAATTACAGATGACGATTTTGATCAGGTTATGGAAGGGGAATTTAAGACCATTGTTATTCCCGTTTCGATAAAAGAAGATTCGTTTAAACTTGAAAAAACCACAAAGAAAACGTATTATAATCTTTCTCTCGACACACGTGACGAAAGCACTCAATTATCACTTTTAGAAAGTTGGTATACGGTAAAACAAAACGGTGATAAATACACGTTCACAGGTTCTACCGGTAAACCACTTACACTTAATGGTAATACTGAATTTAAAATACAAAAATATCAAGGTAGTAGCATTCTTCTTCGCGCATCGGACGATAAAATATATTACGACGACGGTGATAACGACGGTGCATACGTTTCTCTCGATCAAATGCGTACCAGTACATGGGGGGATGCAAAGTTTATTTTAGCATCCAGAA